GTTGTTGTGAAAGAACAAGTTTCTCCAGCATTTTGTTCATTGTATAAAAACCAACGTCCTAATCTTCTTGCCTGATTGCGGCTAGTTGTTGCAAAAGCTTTAATATTTTTTATTACTACACCGTATTTAGCTTGAGTTGCGGCATCAGCCTCTACAGTCTCAATATCTATTTCTTGTGTAGTCATATCAAAATAACTCACATTTATAACTGTATGTCTAGTTTTTAAACTTGAGCCAGCATATAAAAAACCCTCTTCAGTGACGTTTGCATTTGTAAAAATGTAAGAAGCCGCTTTTGGTGCATCTTGAGATATAGCAATACCTCCAGCAGAATAAAAGGGCATAACTCTCATTACAGAACATAATGAATTTATTAATGTGTATGCCTCTTGCTGCTGTGTAATATTTACGTTGCAACTGAATCTTGGTTCTGTAGAGCCGTCACCGTTTCCAGCATCTACAGATTCACCGCAATATTCACTTACAGTTTTAAAAGAAAATTTATCAAGATTTGATTCTGGAATAGAACATCCAGCCCTAGTATCTATAAGCAAATCGTAAAGAATCCATGCTGGGTCTGTTGTCCATTCTTTATCTGTTTTAAAAGTTCCGTTAAATGTACCAGCATATGTAATTGCACCTGTCTGCAAATTAACAGTTGCATTATGTGGGATTTTTACCTTACGTCCTCTAATCCTATAAACTCTTTTTGGTATTCTAGGGAACTGTTCAGCATTAAATCTTAATGCAACGTGAGCCGTATCTGGATATGCGTTTTGTTCAAAAATTATATTAGTTGCTTGATTAAACTGAAAAGCATTTACTAATTTAGCATCTGTACTGTCGGCTGTTACTCTTTCAACTCTTATAGCTACTGGAAAAGAGGTTGTTGATTTTAATTTAATTATATAATCTCTAAAATAAGCATTTGTTGATCTTCCTTTTACAGTGTCATTAATAACAGTTGTTGTTGTGCCGTCATTTTCAATCGTTTTAATTAATAAATTTACCTCAACTCCGTTTATATCTCCGTTATCTTCAAATTTTTGCATTGAAGGAAATCTTAAAGTAACTCTGACTGCATTAATATTTGATTGCGTAACAGTATGAGTGACAGGATTGGAAGTAGTAACAGTTGTACCAATAACAGATTCAGTTTCAATATTTGATATGCCTTCAATAAAAGTTTGATTTGAAGTGCCAAGCCTAAAATCAAAACCAACATCTTTAAAATTAAAATCACTGTCTTGTGGTGAACTATTACTGGCAGCTTCTTGCAAAACTTGTGTGCCATTCAAAAAAATGTCTTTTTTAAAAGCGTTAAAGTATGCAGTTGAAGTTTTATCTGTGATGCTTGCTTTTGAAGCTGAAGCACTGCCCTCTATTTCTCCCTCCCCAAGCAATTCCACGATCGTATTAAATTGTTTTGAAGATAATGCACCACTGGGCAAATCTGGATTAGAAAAAGTTGTACTTTGATCAAATTCTTGAATAGCCATCAGTTGTTACCCTCCACTTGTACAGTATCAACTCCATTTGAAACCACAATCGAACCAACTAAAATCTCACCATATACTAAATTAACTGGAACTCCAGCATTACTTATATTTGTCAGCCCTGTAAAAGAATAGTTTGAAGCTAAAGCGGCTGGGTCAAGACTATCTTGTTGACCAACAGCAGATTGATTGCTTTGTTGTGGAGAAAGTAAACTTGTAACTCCATCAATAAGCATATTAGTACCAACCACACCTAAAATCGTTGATATTAAATTAGCCCCAATAAATCCTCCTATCTTTGGAGCAACAAATTTTAAGGCCGCACCAATAATAAAATTAAAAAAATTACCATGAACAATAGGAATTATTTTTATATCCTCTTTAGTATTTAAATTCAA